CGCTGCCGGAGCGCGGATACGAGGTCCGGATCTGGCCTGCCCGATACCCGGAGGCACGGCTGAGGGAGTTCTACGGGGCCAGACTCGCCCCGATGATCGCTGACAAGCTCGACAAGAACCCGGAGCTCGTCGGAAAGCCGACGGATCCGCAGCGGTTCTCCGAGATTGACCTGATGGAACGCGAGATGTCCTTCGGACGCTCGGGTTTCTCGCTCCAGTTCATGCTGGACACCAGCCTGTCCGACCTCGACCGCTATCCGCTGCGCCTGTCGGACGCGATCATCACCGAGTGCGAGATCGACACCGCGCCGGAAAAGCTGATCTGGGGCAAGGACAAGCCCTGCGAGGACCTGCCGTGCGTCGGACTGAACGGCGACAGGTGGTACCGGGCGGTCGCCAGCATCGGCGCATCCACCCCGAAGCCGTACACGGGCTCGGTCATGGCCATCGACCCCTCGGGACGCGGCACAGACGAGACGGCGTTCGCCGTGGTCAAGATGCTCAACGGATTCCTGTTCGTCACCGAGGCGGGTGGACTACCGGGTGGGTACGACGAACGGACGCTGAAGGAGCTGGTGGACATCGCCTCGCGGCAGAAGGTCAACCACATCGTGGTCGAGTCCAACTTCGGTGACGGAATGTTCACCGAGCTGCTGAAGCCGCACCTGCGGGCTGGCCACAACTGCTTCATCGAGGAGGTCCGCCACTCGGTGCAGAAGGAGAAGCGGATCATCGACACGCTGGAGCCCGTGCTGAACCAGCACAAGCTGGTCATCGACTCCCGAGTCGTCCAGCGCGACTACGAAACCGCCAAGACCTCCGACAAGACGCTGCACTACAGCCTGTTCTACCAGATGTCCCGGGTGGTCAAGGCCCGGGGTGCCCTGCTGCACGACGACCGTCTCGACGCTCTGTCCATCGCGGTCAACTACTGGACGGAACAGATGGCTCAGGATGCCGACGAGAAGATCCAAGCGGCAAGACAGCAAGCCATAGACGAACGGCTGGAGAGGTTCATGGAAGGAAGACTGATCCCGAAGGCTAGGGAACCTGAGGATTACTCTTGGAACAACCGCAGGTAATCCGCCTACGGCCCCTCTCCTGCCCCATCCAAGAGAAGACCAAGAGAAGACCAAGAGAAGACTGGATCGGTACCACCTCCCCCCTATCCAGCCAATCTAGAACAACTCTGTAATACCACCGTAGGTGGATGACAGAGATGGATATGGGGTACCTCTATGGTAGGGGCTAGAAGAACTCTAGAACAACTCTAGAACAACTCTAGATACCTCTAGATATCCATAAGTATCCGTTCTACATGGGTATAGGTATCCGGTAGGATCATCTCTAGAGTCTTGATAAAGGTAACTGTCAGCTATCCACTAGCTACCAGAAGGGGGGTAGGGGGTGTCAGACAGCATTGTCATCGCCGGACTGTGTGTCCAGATCCACCGTCAACCAATGGGAGGGGAGGGGGAGGAGTTCCTGTTCGGGACTTGGGCTCAAGGCCCCCTGCCCACCATCACCGTCAACTCCTCCTGTACCGAAGCCATCCAAACACGGACTCTCTTGCATGAGGTCCTAGAGGCGATCAACGACCTATACGGCATCGGCCTACAGGAGGAGCAAATCTGCGCCTTGGAAACCGGACTGGCCGATACTCTCGGTCGAAATCCCGAGTTTGCCTTGGTACTTGTCAACGGTTTGCGTGTTCGCTAGGATGCGTCCCGCATTCTTCTCCCCCACAGGGTGGTCCCGTTCGGCAACGCCCCGCTCGGGACCGCCCTGAAGAGAGAACACTTTGGAGGAAACCAATGGACAAGCAGTCGTGGCAACCCGTGCTACAGCGGGCTACGGAGGACATCAACCTGAGCCTGTCTTTGCGACAGGCTTGTCGTGATGCCCTAGTCGAGCTGTGTGCAATCCGGAAAGGTCTGGAGGACCTGAAGGTCAAGACCCGCGACATCAGCGCGGAAGTCGATCAGATTCGGGAAGGCAGGCTGGAATGAGCGACGACATCGACATTGTTGATCGTCTCAGGATCAACTGGACATCCCTCACCGACCAGCAGAACGCCGAGCGAAATGAAGCCGCCGACAAGATCGAGCGGCTGCGCGAGCAACTTCGGCTTGCCAACATCGACAACTTCAACACGACCGCAGAAGTCGATCAGGTTCGCGCAGACCGCGAGAAATGCCACGACATCATGGAGAGCCAGTCACATCAGCTGGCCCGGATGGCCCGTGATATCGAGATGTTCCGGGAGATGATCGCGGAGATGCGGGAACGCAACAACAAGCTGCTCCACAAGCTACAGGAGTTCGAAGCGAGGGAAGCAGAATGAACTACCTCAGCATTTGCTCTGGAATCGAAGCCGCATCCGTTGCGTGGCATTCGCTTGGATGGAAAGCTGTGGGGTTCTCTGAAATTGAACCGTTTCCCTGTTCTGTCCTAGCGCATCGGTTTCCAACAGTCCCGAACTACGGAGACATGACCAAGTATGAGCAATGGCCCTTACAACCCGGATCAGTTGACCTTCTGGTCGGGGGCACCCCATGTCAGTCATTCTCCGTCGCAGGACTGCGGAAAGGGCTTGAAGACCCGCGGGGAAACCTCATGCTTACCTTTCTTGGAATCGCTGCTCGGTTCCAGCCTAGATGGATTGTCTGGGAGAATGTTCCCGGTGTCTTGTCCAGCGGATCCGGACGGGACTTTGGTGCCTTCCTCGGGGCGTTGGGCCAACTCGGGTATGGGTACGCCTACCGAGTGCTGGATGCTCAATACATCCGAGTGGGGAACTGGCCCCAAGCCGTCCCGCAGCGACGGCGACGTGTGTTCGTTGTCGGATGTCTTGGAGACTGGCGAGCTGCCGCCGAGGTTCTCGCTATCCGCGAGGGCTTGCAGCGGGATTCTGCGAAGAGCGGAACGGCGCGGGAAGAAATTGCCGGAACTCTTGCGGCGCGCTCTGGAGAGTGCCGCAACAACCCAGAGCAGTTAGTTGTTGGGACACTTGGCCGCGCCATTGCCAAATCTCGGACAGAACTGGATAATCACGGCGCGTCCCTCCCGGTGTTTCAGCCCGTCCCTTACGACCTGTTTCAGATAACCGCTCCCGCTATTGGTGCGTTGTGCGCCCGTGATTACAAAGGGGTTTCGTCACAGTACGTCGAGGAGGGCAAAGTCATTGTGACTCCATACCGCAAGTCCAAACGCGCCCAAAGCGCGACGGACGATGAGTCATGGGTACAAGCGGAAACTTCAAACACCGTCAATGCGTTTGATACTGGAGAAAGAGACACACACGCTGTGGCTACTGCTATGACAGTTCGCCGCTTGACCCCACGCGAATGCGAACGGCTACAAGGATTCCCCGACGATTGGACGCTAGTGCCGCATCGGGGCAAGCCCGCCGCAGATGGACCCCGCTACAAGGCACTTGGTAACTCAATGGCCTGCAACTGCATGGCTTGGATTGGAGAACGCATTGCTCAATACGAGCAGGAGGACAAATGACTGCGACAAAGCCGAAGAAGAACCACCCGTGGGCCATGAAGGCCGTCAAGAAGCCCGCAAATCCGCCCAAGACGGGGAAGACGGGCAAGAAGGACGGTGCAAAGTGAGCTTGCCCAAGCCTCCGAAGGGCACGAAGATTTACTTCAAGCCCGTGGACGACCGGATGTTCATCGAGTTTGCCATCCCGAAGGGCAGCGTGGGTGAACACTACCACCTGTTCGACTTCACGGACGAGTGGACCGAGATGTTGAACGAGATTCAGGGACTGGAATATGTCCTGTCCGGTGGGGCAGAGGTCAATCCAGAGGAGAACGAGCCCGCCTACGCGAAGTTTGAGCGGCTGGCAGCCAAGTTCATCGAGCTGAAGCGGCCCAAGGCGGCTGAGATGGCTCTGGACGGGTTCCTGCATGAGACGATGAGCGGGCCCGACGAGGATGTTGTGGAGGCCCTGAGGGTCTACACGGCCTTGTGGACGAAGCTCAAAGAGATGAAGGCCGAGCTGGCCCGGAACAACTGACCACTCAATCGCGCCGAATCGTCTAATACTGGGCCTG